GGCGCTGACAAGTCAAATAGGTGGTTCATTATCTGAAAAAGATAAAAAATCTAGAGGATTATCTGATATAGATTTTGGAGTTTTATTTCCTTAAAAAATAAATATGGCTTTTAAACTAAATAACCCTCCTTTCCACATGGACAACACTCCAATATATCGAGTAGATATGGAAGATGGTGTTATGGGAAAAGCTAATAACAATGGTTCTATAACCATAAATAAAGATTTACATCCAGATAAAGTAGAAGATGTAGTTGCCCACGAAAAAATTCATTTAATGCAAATGGGTTGTGTTAAAGATAACGGCAAATATAGAGACGATCTAGACTACGACGATAAATATGTATACTGGAAAGGTAAAAAGTATTCACGAGCACAAATGAAAGAAGGTGCTAAAAACCTGCCTTGGGAAGCTGAGGCTTATAGAAGATCATAAATAAATAAATAAACACAAAAATAAACAAAAACATGAGTTCACCATTTCAAAAAAAATTTAGTGCTAAGTCACCAATTGGACCAACGCCTTTAACAAAAAAATCTCCTTGTTATAAAAATGATGACAAAAAAAGCGGTGATGGAGACACAGCTTTTAGCGATTCAAATAACGACGGAAACATGGTTTCAAGAGGTCTAGATTCGGCAAGAAACGCTATAGATTCTCAACCAAAAAAATCACCTCGTTCAAACAATCAAATGTTTGATTATGACGGCGACGGTGATACAATGTTTAATGATTCTAATAATGATGGAACAATGCTTTCAAGAGGTCTTACAGCAGCAAGAAACTACTTAGATCCTAGCGCTAAACAAGCTCTTGGAAATAAAAACAGTAAAAAACAGCTTTTAGATTTATAATTAAAAAATAAAAAAAATGAAACCATTTACAAACAAACATTCAATTGCGGCAGGATCACCATTACATTTGGGAGGATCTGGAGAAAGTCCTTTGTATAAAGACAAAAAAAGTGGTAACTTACCTAAGCAAGTTGATGAAAATCCTACTTCAAGGCTTTATAGAGAAGGCGCTGTTATAAAGGAAAGATCAACTGGAGACGTTGTTATAGGTGGATTTACAGATGATACTGGAAAATACGTGCCTAGAACAGCAGCTCAAAGAGCACCAACGAAAGATACTAGACCTAGAGAGGAAAGAAAAAAAGACTTTTTAGCTAAACAAAAAGCACATAGAGAAAAAAAAGCTGGTAAATAAACATTAGTAATTACGTGTAATTATAATATTATAACAATTAAATTTAATATTATGAAAAAATTACTTATTACATTAGCTTTATTTCTTACAGTACTAACTTCTAAAGCTCAGGAAGCATTTGAAGGAGTTTGGGTCATGGAAGACTCTTCGTATAAAACGGTGATGTTAGTTAGCGACTACGCTGTGGTTAAGATTATTAATTATAGTTTTAAAGAAGACGCTACACTTAACGAGGTAATACTAAGTCAAACAGATACTACTATAACAACCTCAATACATAATCCAAGAAATGGTTATACTATTGGACTTTCTTACACTGTTATAGATGAAGACACTTTACAATGTGTTTTTACAGGAGATGAAAACAGTACTGTGTTAATGAAAAGAGAATAAATGAAAAAAATAATTCAATGGCTAACAGGTGGCGTTATCAAAGAAGTTGGTGACGTCATCGATAAGCTTACTACAACCGAAGAAGAAAGGTTAGAAGTAAAGAAACAAATACAGCAGATATTAGAAGACGCAGACAACAAAGCTCAAGAAGAGGTTAGTAAGCGTTGGGAAGCAGATATGAAGTCTGATAGTTTTTTAAGCAAAAACATTAGACCAATGATCTTAATATATCTGACTGTAATTTTTACGTCTTTAGCTTTCTTTGATGGTAATATCGGTGAGTTTGGATTAGCCAAAGAATATATACCAATTTTCCAAACACTTTTAGTAACAGTATACGGAGCTTACTTCGTGGGTCGTACTTGGGAAAAAGCAAAGTCAATAACAAACAATTAAATTAAATCAAATGAGTAAAAAAATCACAAAAGAACATTTAGAAAAAATTAACGCAAGTCAAGACAAGCTAATGAGCTTGATTAATCAAATAGGTGTGTTAGAATCTCAAAAACACAGTTTATTACATCAAGTTGGAGACGCTAATAAAGAAGTCGAAGACTTTAAACTTGTGTTAGAAAAAGAGTACGGACCTGTTAATATAGATTTAAAGACAGGTGAATATGAGTCTATTGAAGCTGACTCTAAACTAGAAAAGGCTTAATATGTCACATGTTGTAAGAAAAATAAGTATTGGTTCTGATTACAAAAACGATGCAATGCATTATTCTGTAGGTCAACAAGTCTATGGTGGTCACGAGATTTCACATATACTTCTTGACGAGTCTGATAACTCTTACAATATTCACATTAAGAAAAACAATGAGGTAATGCCATGGAAGAAATTTAACTCTAACATGGCAATATCTGTTGAATATGACTTAGAGTATTGAAAAGTTTATACGACTTTATAGTAGAGCCATTAGGCCAAAAATACAGTAACAAAATAAAAATAGGTGATAAAGAGTTATTTTTAAATACAAAAATTGAAGATTTCAAGTTTGTAAATAGATTAGCTAGAGTAGTAGAAACACCTAAAGCTTTTAATACTGGTATTGATGTTGGTGATATAATTGTTATACACCAAAACGTGTTTAGAGTATTCTATGACATGAGAGGAGAAAAAAAGAAAAGTAGATCCTGGTTCAAAGATGATTTATATTTTTGTGCTATAGATCAAATATATTTATATAATAAAGGTGAAAAGTGGAAGTCTTTTGGAGATAGATGCTTTATTTCACCTATAAAAGATACAGAGTCTTTGACGCTAGATAAAGAAAAAAGCCTTGTTGGTATATTAAAATATGACAATAGCTCTTTAAATGCGTTAGGAATTAACTCAGGGGATTTGGTTGGCTATACGCCAAACGGAGAATGGGAGTTTTTAATAGACGGTAAAAGACTATACTGTATGAAATCTAATGATATCGTAATTAAATATGAACACCAAGGAAACGAAGTTGAATATAATCCAAGCTGGGCAGAGAGCGGTGGAGGAGTTAATCAAGGTAGCTAAAGAAGCTATTGTTGATTCAGATGACGATATATCGGCTGATAGGTTAAAGAACGCTGCGGCTACAAAAAAGTTAGCTATATTCGATGCTTTTGAAATACTAAATAGAATAGAAGCTGAAGAGAATATGTTAAATGAAAAACCAGTGGAGGTTAAAGAAGAGAAATCTTTTAGAGGCTTTGCAGAAGGGAGATCTAAATAATGTACGAGCAGACTTTATATAAAATACTTAAAGACCACGTTAAGCCTAAGGTTATAAAAAGAACTAATAGGTATAAGAAATGGGAGTACGGTTATAACGAAGAACACGACATGGTTGTTATAAGTAAAACCGGACAAATAGGTGAAATTTATGAGATACAAGATTTAAAAATAGCTTTGCCAAAAGCTGAAAATGTATATACATTTGAAGAGGACAGGTGGAAGCACACTGAATATCCAAAGGAACTTAGTAAAATCAAATCAGTATTTGATTGGGAAGAATACCCTTTGGACTTTAAAGAAAAATGGTATGATTACATTGATGAAGAATTTAATAGAAGAGAACAAGGCTTTTGGTTCTATAATAAAGGTTTGGCTACTTACATTACTGGTACTAACTATATGTACTTGCAGTGGAGTAAAATTGACGTCGGGCAGCCAGACTTTAGGGAATCAAACAGATTATTCTATTTATTCTGGGAAGCTTGTAAAGCCGACCCGCGCTGCTACGGCATGTGCTACCTTAAAAATAGACGGTCAGGTTTTTCATTTATGGCAAGTGGGGAAACCGTTAACCAAGCCACAATATCTACGGATTCACGCTTTGGTATACTCTCGAAATCTGGACCCGATGCAAAGAAGATGTTTACTGACAAAGTTGTCCCAATATCGGTCAACTACCCCTTCTTCTTTAAACCAATACAAGACGGAATGGATAGGCCAAAAACAGAGCTCGCCTACAGGGTACCAGCATCAAAGTTCACAAGGCGTAAGCTCGATTCAAACGAAAAGCTACAAGAGATCACAGGGCTCGACACAACTATCGACTGGAAAAACACAGGCGACAACTCGTATGACGGTGAAAAATTAAAACTACTAGTACACGATGAAAGTGGAAAATGGGAAAGACCAACAAATATATTAAACAACTGGAGGGTAACTAAAACTTGTTTAAGGTTAGGTTCTAGAATTATAGGTAAGTGTATGATGGGTTCAACGTCAAATGCTT